TAAGCGGTATCTGCGAACCGTATTGTCTGATTACGCCCGATTTGACGATGCGTTACTGTCCTATTTTGATTTTAATTGACTATAATAGCTTGTCTTTTAGCGGCCGCAAGTGAATCCATCTCGAGTGCCCCACCTGATATACCTGTTTTAGGATTGATTGCCCAAGCACCGTATTTTGAAGGAACATTGATATTAACAATTTCCGTAGGCTGTTTTTGTTGGTGCTGACGAGATGACGCACAGTTGGGATTGTAGCCATACTGACATAATGCCGAATTGTTTTGCAATGCGCCTCTGGTTGCATCATAAGTGGGATCAGCTGCATAAACATTAAGGCTTGTCAGTCCTAACAATACAAAAAGCAATTTTTTCATTACAATTCCAATCTTTTGTTTTTTAAAAATTTTAATATTTAAATGTAGAAATACTAGGGTGGCTTACTTCCTTTGCCGGGTTGTTTCATGGTGTCTGTGGTCGTGATGTTGTCCATGAAGTATTATATTACTTATTCAATTTGCTGCGTTTTTTCAACATGACTATTCCATCGGGCAGCCCAATCTTTCAATAAACAGTGGCGTTTTTCAAATGTCCGACGCAAAGTTGGTAATCCGATTAGCCGGTCAACCGTTTTTCCCAGCCCGAAAGTAAATTCCACCGTATCCGTTACACAAGTACGCCCTCCGGAAAATTTGAATTCATGCGTATGGCGGAAGGAGCGGTAAATCCCCTTCAACATCAGGTCGGTAAACGATTGGTTCGGCTCAAGCGAAATGATTTCGGCGCGATGCCGCAACCAAATCCCGCATACTCTGTATCTGAAATCCAAAATATCTCCCCGCGCCCAGTATTCCTTTTCTGATAACCATTGCACGTCAAACGGAAACTGACAGGCAAATCCGTGTCGGGAAGTACAGTAGCGGAATATCGGTTCGAGCGGCGCATCCAGCCGGACGCTGCGGGTGTAAGTCAGCATGATATCGACCGTTGTGTGGGGGACTGTTAGTTTTTGCACAAATAATAAGTAATATAAAAAAACGCCGAAATCTTTTAAAGACGTGGATTTCGGCGTTTTTGTGTTTGGAAAAAAGTTGCATCAGCTTTTTCACAAAACCGCGCGGGAATGCGCGGTTTTTTGTTGAAAGCTGTCGGGTTTTGATAGGTTTTTAAACGGGTTTTAAGAGGTTTTTAAAATCAGTTCACGGAACGGCCAAACCATTCGACGCGACCGACGATGGCGATATCGTCGTCTGTATGGCTTAGGTCTATTTCAAAGGGGGCGTAATGTGGGTTGGCTGATGTTACCAATAGCTTGCCCGGCATACGTTGCACGCGTTTGACGAAGAGGTCGTTTCCTATGCGTAGGACGTACAGGCCGTCGCGCGGCTCGGTTTCGGCGTGGTTGATTAGGATGTTGTCGCCGTGGTTCAGGATGCCTTCCATTGAATCGCCTTTGACGGCGATTACGGAGAGTTTGTCTGTTTGGCGGGTGACGTAGTTTTCTATCCAGTAGCGGCGGAAAGCCATACAGAATAGGGGTTTTTCGTCGCTTACGGTTTGCCCATGCCCTGCTGCAGCTTCGACGCTGTACCGTGGAATAAAGACGAATTCGCGCAAATCGACGGGATTGCCGAGCGTATCGACCGCGCCTGCGTCGGTATCGGATACGGGGAAGGCTCCGGCATTCTCAGGACGGGCGCGGTCAAGGTATGGCACGCCCTTGCCTGTCAGCAACCAGTTGAGATCGCAGCCTGTAACCTCTTGAATCTTGACGAGGTAATCAGCCGTTGGGACGGCTCCCTCTTTCCAAACTCTATTAAAACCAGACGCTGACATGTCTATCTTGTTATAGATGTCAGACGGTTTTACACCTTCAGGCCAAAGGGATTTAAGCCTTTCTAAAAAAGTATCCATAGTATTCACTCATTTAAGCAAAACATTAAGCAAAAAAGTGTTTCTTTTGCTTAAATAAAATTACTCAAATAATCAAAAAGTTATTAAATTAATCTCTTTTTTGCGTAAAATAATTTAGCAAAAGAGTTGCAAGAAACTATTTTGCTAAATATAATTCACTCACTTACTCAATAACAGCGGGTAACAAACCTACTTAATTAAGGAAATGCAAAGATGAAAAAAAAGCAAGAAACCATGACAGATTGGCATCGTGCTGACATTGTGGCTCGTCTTAAAAAGGCGGGCTGGTCGGTAAGGGCATTATCTATTCAAGCCAATTTAGCACCAAATACATTGGGAAAGGCTTTAGATGCACCATACCTAAAAGGCGAAAAGATTATAGCTGCTGCAATCGGAGTACCTGCAGAGGAGATTTGGCCTTCTAGGTTTGAGAAAAGAAACCGTAAGCCTACTTTCCCAAGTCTGTAAATAGATAACGGTTTTGCTAAAGAGTTCCAAAAGGGTAACGCATTTAAGCAAAAATAGAAAGCGTAAATATGAAAATATCTGCATCAGATATTGCGAAACTAGGTATCCCAAGTCTGCCAACTGATAGGCAAGGGATTGAATACCATGCCAAGAAAAATAATTGGCGACACTGTTTTGAGCAAATAGGAAGAGGCCGCCCCAAAAAGCTGTATGAAATCGCCTCCCTCCCCGCCGAAATCCGAGCCGCCATTATGAAACGGCAGTCGGACGAACTGACGGAGAAGATGCCGAAAACCCTGCCCCAAATCAGACAGGAGAAGACGGCGATGTCGCCTCAAGTCTTGGCGGAAGCGGCAAAGCGGCTGAACGAGAAACAACGGTCGGTGGCGGATGCGCGATGCGCGGTGGTGGCGGCGGTGTTGGGTATCAAATATCAATACGGGTGCTCTGCCAAGGTTGCGGTGGCTCAGTTTTTGAGACTGCTGGCGGAGGGTAAGTTAGACGAGGTTACGCTCGCCAACTTGGAAACGGCCAATGACCGCAGCCGGTCGGCAAAGGTCGGTGAGCGTACTTTAGACGGCTGGATATCTGCTTATTTGAAAGCGGAAAACGCGACGGAGCGGCTGGTCTCTTTGGCTCCGAAGGTAACTAAGGCGGTCAAACCGATTGAGAGCTATGGTTGGTTGCCGATGTTTATGCAGTTTCACAATATTCCGTCCGCGCCGAAGCTGGCGCACAGTTACCGCCGATTTGTGCAGTGGGCTGAAGCGGAAAATATGCCGGTTAACGATGTGCCTAACTTGAGTATGGTGCGGCGCGTTTGGGAAAAGCTCCCGCTGATTATGCAGGAGCGCGGCAGGAAAACAGGGGCGGCTTATAAATCGCTGCTTCCTTATGTGAAACGTGATTGGGGGGCTTTGAAGCCGAACGATGTTTGGATCGGCGACGGCCACAGCTTTAAGGCGAAGGTGGCGCATCCGGTACACGGCAGGCCGTTTAAGCCGGAAGTGACGGTGATTATTGATGGTTGTACGCGGTTTGTGGTGGGATTTTCGGTGTCGCTGGCTGAAAGCTGTGTGGCGGTATCGGATGCTCTGCGTATCGGGGTCAAGCACTATGGTTTGCCGATTATCTATTACTCGGATAACGGCGGCGGCCAAACCGGCAAGACGATAGACCATGAAATCACGGGTATCACGTCCAGACTGGGTATCCGACATGAAACGGGTATCGCGGGCAACCCGCAAGGGCGCGGCATCATCGAGCGATGGTGGAAAGACAATCTGATTGAAATGGCGCGGCAGTATGAGACTTTCACGGGCAGCGGGATGGACAGCAGTACGAAGAACCTGATGTACCGCAAGATGGAAAGTGCGTTTAACGCCTTGGAAAAAGGCAAGGAGTTGACGGTAGAACAGCAAAAATATTTGAAAAAGCTGCCGAGCTGGTCGCAATTTATAGCGGATGTGGTCAAGTGTATCGACGAATACAACAACCGCCCGCACGGCGAGCTGCCCCGACATCCTGACGGCGGGCATTACACGCCGAAGGCTTATCGGGAAATGAGGCTGGAACAGGACGGTATCGCGCCGGATATGTTGTCGGCGGAAGAGCTGGCGACGATGTTTATGCCGCAGGAGGTGCGAAAGGTACAGCGCGGTTGGCTGGATTTGTTCAACAACTCTTATTTTTCAGTCGAGCTGGTGGAGTATCACAAGGACGAGGTACGGGTCAGCTACGATTTGGATGATGCGTCGGTGGTCAATGTGTTTGATATGGACGGTAAGTTTATTACTAAGGCACAAGTCAACGGCAATAGCCGCGAGGCTTTCCCGACGGCGCGTCTCGACCAACTGGCGGAAAAACGCCGAAAAGGCAAAATCAAGCGGGCGGAAAATGCAATCAAGCTCGCGAATGCGGAAGTCAATCCGGCACTGGAACAGGCTGCGGTTTGGGACGAGCTGGGAAATTTAGGCGGAAACGTCATCGAGGCGGAGTATGCGGTATTGCCGAAAACGGGAACAGACGACGAGATTGTCTTGTTTGAGGCGGATATGTAGTTAAAACGGTTTTAAAACACTTTTAATAAGGAAAACATCATGACAAATACGGTCAACAAAGCACTGCAACAAAAACTGGCTGAATTTAAAGCCAAATCAGGGATGAATCAGACGATGCTTGCGCGCGGTATCGGGGTATCTCCGGCATCTATCAGTATGTACCTGAATGATACCTACGCGGCAAAAGGCGGCAAATATGAAACCATCGAGCCGAAAATCGAAGCGTTTTTAGAGGTACAGGAAAGTAAGGCGCAACGCGAAGAGCTGGTGTTGGGGTTTGTATCGACCAAGACGACCCGCCGAATCTCTGAAGTGATGCGCGACGCACACGAGGCAGGCGACACAGTGGTGATATACGGTCAAGCGGGTTTGGGTAAGACGCAGGCGGTCAAAAACTACTGCGAGAAGAATCCTGCCGCCATCCTGATTGAGGCTAATCCGAGCTTTACGGCTTTGGTTTTGATGCGGAAATTGGCGGCAGCGGCGAAGGTCTCCACGGTCGGCAGCCTGAATGATTTGTTTGAATCGGTATCTGACCGCCTGCGCGATTCGGGTCGTCTGATTGTGGTCGATGAAGCGGAAAACCTGCCATTACGCGCCCTTGAGATTATCCGCCGATTGCACGATGACACGGGCTGCGGTTTGGTTTTAAGCGGTATGCCGCGATTGGTGGCGAATCTGCGCGGTAAGCATGGCGAGTTGGTGCAACTTTATAGCCGAGTGTCGGTTGCGCTGAATCTTGGCGACTCGATGCCAGATGAAGAATTGGAAGAAATTGCCAGAGCGGCGATGCCGGAAGCGGATGATGCGACGATTGAGGAACTGGTTAAACAAAGCAACGGCAATACGCGACGGATGAGTAAGTTGATGCGCGGTGCGGTACGAACGGCAAACAAAAACGGCATCAAAATGCAATCGGGCATCATCAAAAAATACTCGACATTGATTATCCGATAGGTCGTCTGAAACGGTAAGTCTTTGACAGGGCTATATATTTTTTTACCCTATGATTTTAATAAGTTATTGTTTTTAAAGGAAAACGAAAGTGCAAGTTTTGAAAAAAGTTGATTGGAAGATGTTTGTGGCGCGCTCTTTTTGGCGGTGGGTGCCGGTTGGTTTGACGGTGGGCGTGTGGTGTTTTGTGGCGGGAATGGCGTTGCATTCCTGTATGCAAGAAGAACCTGTTTTGAAAGAGCCGACGAAGGTCGAGAAGATGGAAAGACAGGCGGATTTGGAAGTTTTGAAAACGGAACGTGCCTACGAGGCAATGAGTGTGGAGCAGAAGATGGAAGGAGTGGTTTATGAATAAGTTCAGACGTCCAAAACGGGGACTGAACCGAGTCAAGAAATTGGCTTTGAAACGGGCAGTCGAGGAAATCCGCGCCAAATACGGCGAACGGGCGATTATGAAGGGATGGCGTGAGCCAGAAGGGAAGTAAAAATGTTAACCAAGTTAAAACCCTGCCGAGTTTGCAAACAGATGAAGCCTGAAGTGGCATTTGCTTGGACTTGGGATAAAAACGGGGGGCGGAAACGGACGCATCGATGCGCGAAATGTTGGGCGGAGCAGATGGAAAAAGAAGCTCGGTTGAATATGGAATGGCATCGCGAAAAGCGCGGGACGGTACTTGAGTTTGGACGACCTGCCGTCGCCCGCTCGGTTTGGGGCGATAGCTGGCCCACCGCTCCTGAGATTATGAATAGCCGTTACTGGACGGCAACGGATACACGCAAAGCGGATGCCGAATGGGCGTTGAAATTTAGGGAGTCTGCGAAATGAGCTTTAAAAGACGGAACAACGATTGGCAGGCATGGGGACAACACCGCCGGCGCGCGACGAAGTTTATGGTGAAGCGAAACCGCGAGCAGGAAGTCGCTGAATATCAGGCGCAGTTTGAAGATAAGGACGGCAAAGGTCGTCTGAAAACGGAAGGAAACAAAGATGAATGAAAAAGAATTGACCGCATGGCTCGAAGACCGTGGGGAACTCATGGTTATGAAGAAGGACGGCGAGGGTTTCGTGATTGCCGCCCGCGCGCCGGACGGTATTTTTAAAACGGCGGAGGCGGCAACACTGAAAATGGCAATAGAAGCTTGGGAGGAAATACGATGAATATCGCTAGACCGAATAAAGAAGACCTTGACGCAGTATGGGAACTGGTCGCGTTTTTAAACAAAATTGAGCAGGGTTTAAATCCGATTTACCAACCTGCCAACCCAGAGGATGAAGACGATTTCGAATATCTGAGTGATGCGCCTGCGGATGAAGTGTTTGAAGCTTTGGAAGATAAGTCTGCCGACGCCAATTTGCCTTGGATTATGACCGTATTGGATACCTTACTGTCTTCGAATAACGACATTGTTGACCAAGAATCTAGTGTTTTGGATTTCTCTCCGAAATTCAAACAGGCTGTAAAGGATACAGAAAGATTGGATTTCTTGATTGAAGTCGGGTTAGCCGAATTTTCAAAAGAAAATGGTGAGAAGGCCTGTTGCAGGTTAACCGAATACGGCATTAGAGGCTATGGAAGCAATTACCGCGAAGCCTTAGATGATGTGATGAAAGAGTGGAAGGAGATGTGATGAAGGTATTAGACCCGTGTTGCGGCAGCCGGATGATGTGGTTCGATAAAAATAACCCTGAAGCTGTTTTCGGCGATAAACGCAAAGAAATCCATCTACTGAAAGACCGGAAATATCTGCGCAAACTAGAAATTACTCCTGATGTGGTTATGGATTTTACAAATATCCCTTTTCCCGACAACACGTTCGCAGTAGTGGTTTTTGACCCACCACATTTGGAAAGAGCGGGAGAAAAATCTTGGCTTGCAAAAAAATACGGTGTGCTGGGCAATGAGTGGAGAGAAGATTTGCGTAAAGGGTTTGCTGAGTGTTTCCGAGTATTGCGTTCTGAAGGCATATTGATTTTCAAGTGGAGTGAAAATCAAATCCCTGTGAAAGAGATTCTTAGTCTGACTAACGTAGAACCGCTTATCGGGCACGTTAGCATGAAACATAAGCAAAACCAAACGCAGACCCATTGGATAACATTTTTGAAGGAAGAAGCGTCATGAGTATTGGAATGATGATTTATCTCTCGAGCTGCGGGCTGATTGGTTTGGCACTGGTGGTTTTGGCACTGATGAGCCTGATTGAAAACTGGTTTAAGCAGTGTACTAAAGCTGTTGTTTTGGATGTTTGCGGTATGTTTTGGGGGCTGGTTGTTGTCCTTGTGGCGTTTTTGGCGATTCTTGGGGTGGTTAAATGATTGAAATCAGAAGTAAAAACTTTGTTGCGTACAACGCAAGTGAAAGTGTTTTGGAAAGCATCATTAAGGATGTTTTCACTGCGGCAATGTTAGGGTTTTGTGTGTATATCAGCCATTGGTCAGCATCAGTATTTTGGACATTTATCAGCGGTTTAATGTTTTTGTCTTATCTGGGCATTAAGTTGGGCAGGTTGATGCGTGACAAGCAAACCAAGTTTGAAACTTGGTCAGAGTTTAAAGCATGGATCGATAAACAAGCTGAACTTGAAAATCACTTGGCAGGCAATGTTCAGATCGTAAAAGGCAATGGAAATGTACAGGCTGGTGGCGATGTTTGGAAGGATAAACAATGAACATCGAAAAATTCAATCCCCAAAAAGACCCTAAATACATTGGCTATATTTTCCGATTTTTGAAGAAAAAATCCAAGTTGCGTGAAGCTTTAGGAGCTTATCCGCGAATTGTTAAGTTTAAAGATGGGTTCGGCTGGTATATCGGCTGGTTTATTGATGACGGTCTTGGAGACTTTATTGGTAGCAGGATTTGTTACGGCTCCGAAAAAGTTGAGACTTTTTGTTTTGTTAAAACCCCTGAAACAGAGGTGGTTGCCGAAGTCAAATGGGACGAATACGAACGTATCGGAGGGTGTGCATTAACTAACTGGCATCACAAATGGATTTATGCCAATAAACAATCACGTAAATGCCGACACTGCGGAAGATGGGAACGGAAAGTCGTCAAGACCGTTAAGACGGTTGAACGTCGAACATTATGGGAGAGTGAGTCATGAACATCAAATGCCCAAACTGCGGGGCGGTGCATAGCCTAGACAGCTTAATAAACGATGCCGACGCATCGGCTGTATTGAGGGCTGTGTTGGAAATGGATGTGGAGATGGGCAAGGCGGCGATACGGTATGTAGGCTTGTTCCGCCCTGCCAAATCCCAGCTCTCTTGGGCGCGCACCGCGAAGCTGCTGAATGAGCTGACGCCAATGATTAAGGCGCAGGAGGCAGTACGCGACGGGGTGTCCTCCCCCGCTCCCGCCGAAGCTTGGTTGCACGGCTTTAACGAAACCGTCAACGCCCGCGATCAAGGTCGTCTGAAACTGCCCTTAAAGTCGCATGGTTATTTGCTGGAGATTGTCAGCCAGTGGCAGGGTTCGGGGTTGCCCTCTCCCCAGTCCTCTCCAACAGGGAGAGTGGGCGAAGGCGGCGCGCCGTCAAAACTGCGGCAAGGTGTGGCAGCCTTGGGTGAATGGGCAGGCGAAGATTGGGCAAAACGGGAAATCGCATCAGGCTTTGCATTACTTGCTGCGCTCAATCTGCCCAACCGCCCCGCAGCGCAGGATATGCCGGTAGTCGCGGAAATTTGGTATCGGAAACTGATGGAGACAAAAGAAATCGTCTCGCCGGAGTATGACCCGATACGGATTAAGACGGGGTTTAAGGTGTTGCAGGCGGCGGAAACATGGCCGCAACCCGCCGAACTGCTCCGCAACCTGCCGCCACGGTTGATACCAAGGGCGATGCTGGCAAAGCCCGCGCCGGATAAGGAAAAAGGTCGTCAGAAAATGGCGAAAGTGAAAGAAGCTTTAAGTAAGAAAGGTAAGTGAAATAAAAGAGTATGTTTTTAAAATCGTTGCGGAAAATGGTATTTTCCGCGTTGAGTTGCCCGAAATCACGTTGAACAACGAATATGAGGTGCCGGATGTGATGGCGGCATTAACAAGGGAGTTTTTAGACAGTATGAGCAGAGATGCCGTCCTAGATGGTGATAGTTTTATGGCTGATGCTATTGCCGATTTAAAAGCATTGCAAGCGGTCAAAAATTTGAGAGATGCAGCAGAAAAAGTAAATTAAGAAAGGAAAAAAAACATGGCTAAAGCTAAAAAAACCAAAACCGAAGCCCTGACCGTGGGCATCCAAGACCGCGCGGATGCGTCGGTTCAAATCAAACGCATGGGCGATTTGCAGCGCGAAATCGAGCGTATCCAAGCTGACCACAATGATAATGTGGCCGAGCTGCAAAAACAGGCAGACGAGCGTGTTGCGCCCCTGATGGCAGAAATCAATGCCATCCATGCAGGTGTACAGGCATGGAGTGAAGCAAACCGCGATGCGCTGACCGATGGCGGTAAGGTCAAATTTGTCGACCTGACGACAGGCATTATCCGTTGGCGAAACAACCCGCCAAAATGCAGCGTCAGCGGTGTTGATGCGGTGCTGGCTTTATTGGAGTCCAAGCCCGACTTGGAACGCTTTATCCGCGTGAAAAAAGAAGTCAATAAAGACGCGGTATTAAACGAACCTGAGTTTTTCGCCGACAACCCTGTGCCGGGCATTAAGATTGTGCAGGGTAAGGAGTTTTTCAGTGTTGAACCACATAATCAGGAGTTGATGTGATGGAAAACGGAAATTTAAATACCGATGAGCTGGAAGTTTTAAGAACTGCCGCACGCGATTCCTTTTACATCCACGCTCAAGTCGAAAACGCCAACCGCAAATTGGAAACTGCTCTTCGCGTGTGGGAAAAAGTGAAAGAAGGAGAAAAAGAAGCTATACGCGCCCGAAAAAAAGCCTTTATTTATTACTGCGTCGGGGCAGTTTGGTTTTCTCTTTCGTTGATTTTATCTTTTTTTGACTTTTAAAGCTTGATTAAAAGCCGTCTGAAATAGGGTTTAAAACCTGTTTCAGACGGCTTTTTTTATGCCTGTCCGTTTCGCAAAAAAAACAGCAGCTTACTACAACATATAGTATTTTATATGTATAATATGCATCAATTAATCAATATATTGTGTTTTAGGGGTTCAAGATGCGCCGTGCGTTGATTACAAAAATTAAAATCGCTCAAAAGGAGCTTGGCTTGGATGATGCGACGTATCGCGCGGTCTTGGAGCGTGTGACGGGCAAGCGGTCGTGTACCGAGTGCAGTATCCCCGAGCTGGAGCGCGTGGTGGAGGATTTGCGCCAACATGGATTTCAGCCGAAAAAGACGGCGGGGCAACGACCGAACCGCCGCGATTCTGCCGATCCGATGATGCGTAAAATTGAAGCCCTGCTGCTGGATAACGGCTGGACTTGGAATTATGCACACGGTACGGCGAAAAAAATGTTTAAGGTTGACCGCGTGGAATGGTTGTCCGACGGCAATATGCACAAGTTGGTGGCGGCGTTGCAGATTAGTGCGAACCGCAAGAAAAAGGAGAAAACGGGATGAGCTTAAACTGGGAGATGACGGAGCAGGATTTTGCCGATGTTAAACATCTGCTGCCGCACAGTGTGGTGGCGCTGATTACGGTCATCGGGCTGGAGGCGGCGTTTCACATGGTCAAGGTTTGGGGTGGGACGAATTATCCGATTTCCAACCGCCGCCGCAATACGCGCCAGAGCCGTATCTTACACGAGCAACTGGTCGAGGACATTGGTGAGGAGGCTGCGGGGCGGTTGGAGCGTGCTTATGTCGGGCAGCCTTTCTTGGCCATCCCGCGTTGCTGGGACGCGATGCGCGAGCTGCGCAACCGATTTATCCGCCGCCAGTATGATGCAATGAGCGCGGAGGGTTTGAGCGATTTGTTTATTGTGCGCGAGCTGGTGTTGGCGCATAAGTTGTCGACGCGGAATATCCGATACATTTTGAAAGAGGCTGACCGCGAAGCGGCGGCAAGGGCGCAGGCGGATTTGTTTGCGGCTTAGTTTTTGTTGTGCTTGTGTTGAGAGTGGACCTTTTACCCTGCCTTCGGGCGGGGATTTTTTTTTGCCTTTATTCCGCTGAATGCAAGCCTGACGGGGCTTGGCGGTCGTCTGAAAGGGTTTAATGGGGTTTTCAAATGTTATGCAATCAACCTTTTTGGAGATGATGAATGGGCAAAACCGTAACCTTAACCGCTGGACACAGCAATACAGACCCGGGCGCAGTCAACGGCAGCGACCGTGAGGCAGACTTGGCGCAGGATATGCGCAATATCGTGGCATCTATTTTGCGCGATGACTACGGTTTGACCGTTAAAACTGACGGTACAGGCAAAGGCAATATGCCGTTGCGCGAGGCGGTTAAGCTGATTCGCGGCTCGGATGTGGCGATTGAGTTTCACACTAATGCAGCCGTGAATAAGGCGGCGACAGGCATCGAAGCCTTGTCCACGCCGAAAAACAAACGCTGGTGTCAGGTATTGAGCAAGGCTGTTGCCAAGGCGACAGGCTGGAAACTGCGCGGCGAAGACGGCTTTAAGCCGGATAACGCAGGGCAACATTCCCGCCTGGCTTATGCCCAGAACGGCGGCATTGTGTTCGAGCCGTTTTTTATCAGCAATGATGCGGATTTAGCCTTGTTTAAGGCTACAAAATGGGGCATCTGCCGCGCGATTGCCGACGCGATTGCAATGGAATTGGGAGCGGCAAGAGTATGAATATTATTGGTAAATTGAAAGAAGCTGCTTCCTATTTTCTTACAAAATTGATTGGAGAAAATCCTAGTAATGAGCAGGTAAACCGCGCACTTATACAGATGCCAAATGTTCGTCCGATACACACCTATCCACGCCCAAATTTAAGAAACTCAGGCGTGGCAGCCGCGAAACGTGCGGCGCGTAAACGCAAGGCGAGAAAGTAAGAAATATGATTGACGGTTGGGATGGTTATTAAGATGCGTATTTTCGATATTTTCAAAAACCCCGCGACAGGCGGTATTTCTCATTCAAAGCTCTGGGCAAATGTTGCCTGCGCGGCGGGGACGGTTAAATTCGTCATGCTGCCCGACCCTTCGGCAGAGGTTTGGGCAGTTTATTTGGGCATTGTGGGGGGGTATGCGGTGGCGCGCTCGCTGGTCAGCGTGAAGCGACAGGAGGTCGAGAATGAATCCGAATCTCGTGAAACTGTTGGCGAATAACTGGCAGCCGATTTTCATCATCGCGCTGGTCGGTACGGGTTTGGCGGTGTCGCATCATCAAGGCTACAAGTCGGCGTTTGCAAAGCAGCAGGCCGTCATCGACAAGATGGAGCGCGAAAAGGATCAGGCCTTGCGTCTGTCGGCGCAAAACTACGCACGCGAACTGGAGCAAGCCCGCGAAGAAGCAAAACAATCTGAAGCCAAGGCGCACGCCGTCGGTGTGAAATTGGCACAAAAGCAGGCGGAAGTCAGTCGTCTGAAAACGGAAAATAAAAAGGAAATATCACATGTGCTTACTCAAGACCGTCAAAATGCAAGCGGCAGTTGTATTGACGGCTTTGGCCATCACGGGCTGCAGCTCTACAACCGCGCCCTCGGCTACGGAAATTAAAGCTGTCGAAAAGGCGGTCATGCCGACACCGCCCGCCGCGTTGATGGTCGCTCCGGTGCGCCCGAATGCGCCGAAAGACGGTAAGACGGCAACGCTGTTGGAACATGCCGCTGAGTTTGGCGGCTATGTTGCCGAACTTGAAAATCAGAATGCGGCATGGCGAGAGTGGGTGGATAACCACTTGAGCAAAGTCGGCGACTAACAAAAAAGCCCGCGTAGGGCGCGGGCTTAGGGTAAAAGCGGATTTTATACCTCTTTTACAGGGGTCGCGGCGGTAGTGCTTTTCAGCAAATCGACTGCGTGCTGGCAGTTTTGCTTGCTGGTGTAGCCTTCGCCCTGAGCGATGATTTCATGGTTGGCTGCTTTCAAACGCCAACGGTATTCGCCTTTTGCGTCTTTATAGATTTCAAAATACATAAGGTTTCTCCTATGAATGAGTACACGTTTTCTTACCGCTTTGACGGCAAGTCCTGGTCATTGAGCATTTGGGCGGACAGCCCTGAAGAAGCCCGGGCAAAATTTCGGGCTGCACGGGAAAATGCGCAGTATGACGGCGAAGTTGTAACAAAGATTTATACATTTGTAAATATTTCGTGGGTTAAGAAGTTGTACAGACGGATAAAATATTTAATGGGTATCAAAGAATGACCTACCGTGAATTAGTTGAGCGTCAGTTGGCTGTGCGCCATGCCGATTTAGAATTGGGCTTAAGCCGCGCCCGCGAACAAGAGCCGTTTGTCATCCATGTTTCTAATCTGCTGGATAAGGCAGGGTTTGAATATACGGTACGAATGAATAAGGATTTTCAGACGACCTTTAACCTTGAATATCCAAATACAAACTACGACACCTTTAAGCGTGCAGTTTGGCAGACGATTTCGGCGTATTACTGCGTTTGTAACGATGGGGATGGACTCGAAATTTCCAGTAATCGCCCTGACGGCTACTCCGTCCGTATCGTATTCGGCGATGTGCCGGTTTAAAGGGGTTTTAAATGGACTTTGAATTTGGTTTTAAAACCCTGTGGCCGATTGCGACTGCCGCGTTTTGGTTTTGGGTCAACGGCATTTCGGGTCGTCTGAAAGAGGCAGACAAGCGTATCGACGACCTTAAAGAGGAGCTACACAATGTCAAGCTCTCCTATCACACCAAGCAGGACGCCCAAGCCGACCGAAAAAATATCGCGGCGTCTTTGGAGCGCATCGAAAACAAACTTGAAAAAATGAATGAAAAATTAGACAGGAAAGCGGACAAATCATGAGCGACCCGATTTTAGAAGCCTTGGCGCGTATCGAAGCCAAACAGGATGACCTGCTCGCCAATCAGGCGCGTATGGACGAGGAATTGCAGCAAATCAAAAAAGACTGCAAGAAATCTGCGGCGGTTTATGGCGGTCTCGGCGGCGTGATTGTAACGACCGGCTGGGAACTGTTGCGAGCCAAGTTCGGAGGCTGATATGGCACACCCGAAAGAAACCCGCGAAAAGCTGCGCCGACTGTACGTCAGCGATGGGCAGACGCTCGAAATCGCGGCGATGATGTGCGAAATCCCGACCGCGACCGCCCGTAGTTGGAAACGCGCCGCCAAAGAGACCGGCGACGATTGGGACAAAGTACGCGCCGCCCATACTTTGGCCGGAAGCGGTATTGAAGACTTGAGCCGCTCGCTGTTAACAGGGTTTTTAGTCCAATATCAATCGACGATGACGATGTTGCAAGACACGTCGGTCGAGGAGCTGATGCCGTCCGAGCGCGCCAAATTGTTGGCGAGCCTGTCCGACGCGTTTACCAAGACGGTGGCGGCGAACGCCAAAGTGATGCCGGAAACGTCAAAACTGGCGACGGCGATTGAGGTGTTGGAATTGTTTGGCGAAGTGGTCAAAGAGCGATACCCGCAGCACTTGCAGGCTTATGTCGAGCTGGTCGAACCGCTGGGCGTGGAAATTGAAAAGAAATACAGGTAAGCGAAATGCAGAAGGTTGAATACACCCATAAGGGATGGTTTTTATTTTGTCCGATTTGGATTGCGAATTGGGACAGCGAAGTGCCGGCAGTTGCGCCGCGCTATAAGCTGGAGCCGTTGTTTTGGCTCGCAGACCAGTTTTTTTACTTTATGTCCGCTATGAACGAAATGAAAACGGGAGAGCCGTTGCCCTTTTGTTTCATGGTTAATCAAAAGCCGCTGAAAAAGCCGGTTGTCCACTATTACGAATAAAACATGAAGTCCAAAGAGTTTTTAAAGTCGCTTGCCGAATACGCCGCCCAACTCCGCCAAATCATTGAAGCGGAAGTGGACGGCTTCGACGCGTCGCCGGCAGCTATTACCGAGCGTCGGGCGAAGGTATTAGACCCGGTCAACGGGTACGAATATTTCGTCAATACCTATTTTCCACATTACGTCCGCTCGCCTGAAAAGTCGCTGCTGCACAAGTTTTTATTTTCCCGACTGCCCGAAATCTTGAGGTCGTCTGAAGGCATCAACGAGGCAACCGCCGCCCCGCGCGGTGAGGCGAAATCGACGCTGGTTACGCAACTGTTTACGCTTTGGTGTGTGGTAACGGGGCGTAAGCATTACGCGGTCATCGTGATGGACAGTATCGACCAAGCCTATCCCATGCTGGAGGCCATCAAGGCGGAGCTTGAGTTCAACCCGCGCCTTAAAACCGACTTTCCAGAGGCTTGCGGACAAGGACGCGTTTGGCAGGCGGGTACGGCGGTAACGGCAAACGAAGTCAAAATCCAAGTGGCGGGCAGCGGCAAAAAGTTACGCGGTCTGCGCCACGGCCCCTACCGCCCCGACCTTGCCATCCTCGACGATATTGAGAACGACGAACAGGTACGCAATCCCGAGCAGCGCGACAAACTCGAAACATGGCTGAAAAAAGCCGTCCTCGCCTTGGGTGGCGCGGGGCAGAAGTTTGACGTGATTTATATCGGTACCATCCTGCACTACGACAGCGTGTTGAATCGCACGTTGAACAACCCGTTTTGGCACGCGACCAAGTTTAAAGCCATGCTCGAATGGCCCGACCGCATGGATTTGTGGGACAGATGGGAGGAGCTTTACCGAAACGACGGCGAAGAGGTGGCGCAGGCGTTTTATCTCGCCAACAAAGACGAAATGGAACGCGGCGCGGTCACTTCTTGGGCGGCTCGCGGCGTGTTGGCACTGATGAAAATCCGCGCCCGCGACGGTCATGCGACATTTGACAGCGAATATCAAAACGACCCAGTCAGCGGAGAAGATGCGCCGTTTGCCGAAAACATCAAATACTGGTCGGAATTGCCGGACGATTTGGTGTATTACGGCGCACTCGACCCGTCATTGGGTAAAGCGGGCGCGGGGCGTGACCCATCGGCGATTTTGGTCGGCGGTTATCAAAAATCGACGGGGCGACTGTTCGTAACCGTCGCCCAAGTCAAAAAACGCCTGCCCGATTTAATTATCGAGGACGTGATCCGCATCCAAAAAGAGGCGCGGGTCAAGCCTGTTTTGTGGGTGGTGGAGACGGTGCAATTCCAAGAGTTTCTCAAGGACGAGCTGATTAAGCGCGGGGCGCGGTCGGGTGTGCATATTCCGGTGCGCGGTATCAAGCCGTCTTCGGACAAGATGTTGCGGATTGAGACTTTGCAGCCGCATATGGCAAACGGGCTGATTTTGCTCAACCCCGACCAAAAGACACTGATTAGCCAGTTGCGCCATTTCCCGAAAGCCGACCACGACGACGGACCCGATGCGTTGCATATGCTGTGGATGGCGGCAACGACGGGCAATGTGTCAAATAGAGCGCGTGCGATTGATTTGCCTGCGCCGATGTTGGAAATGTGATTTTAAGGTCGTCTGAAACCGTTTTCAGACGACCTTCGGAGTAGATAAATATGTTCGGATTGATTAAAAGCGCAACACGAAAAACCGCCATCAAGACATTGACGAGCGCGACTGAAGATGCGTTGGAAAGCCTGTTCTCGAATATGGAAGGCACGGACGCGCTGCTTTCGCGCCTCGGCGTGGACAGGCAGCAGGCATTGGATGCGGTAGTAAGCGATGACGAGGTGGCCGCCTGTTTGGAGGATTTGCACGCGGCCATGCTCAATAAATCTTGGCGAATTTATGGCGAGGACTTGAGCGACGAGGATAAAGACCGTTTGTGGAAAACACTTAAACGCCACCTGCCCGCGCTTGCCGAAATCGTATTGACGGCACGGCTGGGCGGTTATGGTGTCGGTCGGTACGTTTATCAGCCCGAACCCGACGGCTTTTTGACGATTAAACACATCAGTAACAAAAGCGGCGAACTGGCGAAATTTATCCCCTACCGTGACGGCTCGTTGGTGTATCGCGGAATCGCAGGCGAAGAAACTTGTAATACGGATGTGCTGTATCTCTTTATTGCCCACCGCGCAACATCGACCAATCCTGCGGGCGAAATGGCGGCGGCGCGGCTGTATGCGCCCGTCGCGTTGCGTAAAAAAGGCTTTGTCTATGCCGCGCAATTCATCACGCGCTACGCCCAGCCTTATCTGATTGCCAAAATCCAAGCCAACAGCGAGGATGACCACAATGGATTCATGAGCCGTTTTTACCGCTTTGTCTCCGGCGGCGCGTTGAGTATCGACCGCGAGGACGATGTGATGATGCTGCAAAACAGCGCGGACGGTCAGGCATTCCGCCGTCTGGAAAACCTCGCCAATGCGCGCATCCAAAAAACGCTACTGGGCAAAGTCAAAACCAGCGACCTTGAGACCGCCAGCCGCGCCAGCCAAGAAACCGAAGAAAACAACCGCGACGAGCGCATCGGCGCGTACCTTACCCTTTTGTCCCGCGCCGCGCAGCACTTTATCGACGCGCTCGTGATGGTCAACAACGCCTACGGCAAGGCCATCAATGCGCCCAAGGGCGTGTGGTTTGAGTTTGAAGACGAAATCCGCGTTGATAAAACCCGCGCCGAACGCGACAAGATGTATATGGATACCGGGCAACTGGTGTTGACCGAAACCTACTACCGCGACATCTTGGGCTTTGAGCCGGAACATTTCGAACTGCGCGACCCGAAAACGTCGTCTGAAAACCCTGCGCCCGCCAAATTCAGCCTGCGACTGTCTGAAGGACTTACCCATAATGTGCCTGATACGGCGGAGCAGGCAATCGCCCGTCCAAAAATGGAAGCGGTGTTGGGTTTGCTGGAAAGCTGCAAAGACTACGCCGAATTTGAGGCGAAGCTGTCGGAACTTGATTTGAGCAAAGGCGACAATCTCTTGATCCAGCGTTTGGTTTCAGACGGTCTTTCGGCTTGGGCTGACGGAGCGGGCGATGGACGGGATTGAATACAGCTTCGCCGGCTTAGTTGATAAAGCCGCTTTCGAGCATTTCAAGGCTAAGAAAATCCTGCCCGGGTTTTCGCATTACGACGTTTGGCTGTATCAGCACAGCCTTGCGTTTACCGTCGCCAAGATGATGGACGCGGATATGCTCGCCGAAGTCAAAGATGCCATCGAATACGCGCAGAAAAACGGCACGGCGTTTGCCGATTTTAAAAAGCGTTTAAAACCGTATTTGATGGCGAAAGGCTGGTGGGGCGAGCAAGTGATGACCGACCCGCTGGACGGCGAGCCTAAATTGGTACAGCTCGGCAGTACGCGCCGTCTGAAAACCATCTTTAATACCAATATGCAAACCGCCTTCGCGGCGGGGCAGTGGCAGCGGATTCAGGCAAATAAAAAAGCCTTGCCGTATTTGCGCTACAACCATTCCGCCGCCGGGCATCCGCGCAACAGCCATAAACGCTACTACGGCTTAGTCCTGCCGGTTGACCACGACATCTGGAAAGTCATCTTCCCGCCCAACGGCTATGGCTGCAAATGCTCGGTGTCCGCACTGACCCGCCGGCAGGCGGAGCGCGAAGGCATTAGCGGCGAGCCTGATGTGGATATGGTCGAGTTTACCAATCCGCGCACAGGTCAAACGGTATTGATACCCGACGACATTACGCCGAGCTTTGCGCATAACCACGGCGACAGGCTGGGCGCAATGGACGCGCTGTTTGGCGAACGCAACGGCGAAGAGGCGCTGGCCGCCATGATTGCCGAACGCGAGGCGTGGCTGGACAAACGCTATAGCGTGCCGTCTGATAAAGTGGCGGTGTTGGCTTTGTCGGATAAGGTGTCGCAGAAGGAAGTACGCAGGCTGACAAAAGAGCAGTCCGCCAACAATACCAAAGACCACGAGGCGAGAGCTGCGGCAGCGTGGCAGGCTGAAACGGGGGATAGATTGGAAGTGTTTGATTTGCCCGTGGAGAAAGGCAAAGGACAAGCCGATTATCTGATTGTTTCAGACGACCTGCCTCGTGAGCAATGGGTAAAACTGGATTTTATGTTTACCGAAAATCCCGACCGTGCGGAATTGATGAACCGTTATTTTGCACACACCACAGGGGCGTGGAATACTAAGGTTGAAAAAATTCAGGAGCATTTTGATAAAGCCGATATTGTCCCACTTGATTTACGCCACCTGAATGCGGCAAACCGGCATAAATTGTTGCAGTATGTGTTATCATTGCCGAAAGAACAGCGGGATAAAGTCCGCTTATTGGTAAAAATATCGGAGTAAGTCATGCCGTCTGAACTGTATGTCAGCCGCGAAGTAAAAGTATTTTTAGGCGGGAAAACCGCCCCGTCCGAATTGTTGGACTATCTGTATCCGCGTCTTGCCGAAATTGACAAGGAGGCAGCCGAGCAAATGCAGGGCGAGTTTTCAGGCTGCGTATTTTCGATTGCGGATTTGTCCGCGCAGGCATTTGCCAATGTGTACGGATGGATACTTGAGGCGGCAGAAAAGTCCGAGTGGATTAAGCCCTACAAAGCCGATTTAAAAACCGCCCTAGAAGCTGATCCGAGATTCAAATCCAAATAACCCGAAGGTCGTCTGAAACCGTTTCAGACGACCTTTTTTCATAGTCGCTCAAATTTCGCGTTTTAGCGCGTTTTATCGGTCGGGGTAGGCAAAGATATGTCCGAGAGTTTAAATGCAATCTGACACAGCCCTAAAAGCCCTCTGAAAACGTTTTTCAAACCGCCGCCGCCTGCATTTTGGGATATGCCTTAAATTTGCGATTTTAAGCGGGTCGGACGCTAAAGATAGGCAAACCCCCGCCGAAATCTTAAAAATCAATCTGACGCGATTCTAAAGCGGTTTTAAAGTGGGTATTTTCATATTTTACGCATGAGGATTTTCAAAGGTCGTCTGAAACCTGAAATACGGTTTCGGGCGGCCTTTTTCATTTTGGGTAGCAAAGTGAAGTCATGCCGCCGTCTGTTTGCCGTCATGCGTTGCACAATGGCGGCTATGAATACGAAAACATCACCCCTCAATATCAAATTGTCCGCCGCGCTGCCGGTTGCCTTGGCGACCCGTGCGGATGATGTGCGTACCTTTAAAGGCGTCGCCAATTCGGGCAAGTCGTTCGGTTACGGCGGTTATCCAACCGTCGTCGATTTGGCGGATCTGTCGCACAAAGCGTCCGTCCCCGTCCTGCTGGAGCATTCGCCGCTGAAAATGGCGGGCGTGTGCAGCCTGTCGGTAACGGCAGAAGGGCTGATTGCCGAGGGCAGTCTATTGTCCAACGAGTTTGGCACGCAGATCGCCGAGGCAGCCGACCAAGGTTTTCCGTGGGAAATGTCGGTTTACGCGCAGGCGGAATCCTACGAAGAATTGGCGGCGGGCGCGGTATTGTCCGTCAACGGCAACGAAGTAACGGGTCCTGCGGTGATTTTGCGCCGCTGCACCATCCGCGAGGTGTCGTTTACCGCCGTCGGTGTGGACAGTGAGACGGAGGCGGTGGTGTTGTCGGACGGCAGCCCTTTGCCGGATATTTTTAAACAACCTTTGGAGTTATCCATGACACCCGAAGAAAAGCAAGCGTTTGACGACCTGAAGGCAGAAGTCGATACGCTCAAGGCTGAAAAAGCCGAAGCCGAGAAAAAGCTGAAAGAAGCCGAAGCGGCTGCCAAGAAAAACCAAGTCAAGGCGAAATTGTCCGCCGCAGGTTTCAAAGAAACCGAAGACGGCAAGTTTGAAGGCTTGTCCGACGCAACCATGACCGTGCTTTTGTCTGCCGATATTGCGGCGGCTGAAGCCATGATTGCCGATTTGACGTCGAAAGCAGCACCGTCTGCCGTACCGCCCGCGCTGTTCAGCGAAGGCGCAGGCAGTGGCAAGCCTGAAGAAACTGCCGCAGAAGGTAAATTCTCTATTGCCAGCCGCAAAGGCTCATTGGGAGGCTCTTATGTCTAAAGTCAAAACCGAAATCCTCGGCCCTGCTATTTCTGACTTTTTGAAATACGAAGCGACGCCGCAGACCCGCGTTGCCGTTGCCGCCGATGCCGGCACGAAGGCGGGCAAGTTTGTCGAGTACCCGCTGCGCGGCAAAAAGCTGGTGGCGCTGACCGACGAAACCGACGGCAAAGTCATCGTCCAACCGCTCAACTGCATCATCGACCTGTCAAAAGTTGCCGATGCAGACGTCAAAGCGGCGACTACCGGCAAAACCTTGGATGCGCTGAAAAAAGAAGGCGACGCATACGGCATCGTTTACCAAGGCACGCCCATCGCCTGATTTCAGACGACCTTTAAACCCGATTTAACAAGGACACATCATGCCTTTATCCGATAACAGCAAGTTTGGCGTGCAGGCTTTGACCACCGCCGTCAACAAAATCGACCCGGGCGCAAGCCAAATCCGCGAGCTGGGCATCTTCGAACCCGAATATCTGACCACCACTTATGCCGACATTGAGTTCCAAGACGGCAAAGTCAGCTTGGTCGCCAGCAAAGAGCGCGGCACATCCGGTCAGGCAGTGGACAGCCCGAAACGCACCGTGCGCACCGTCAAAATCCCGCACCTGCCTATTCATGACGTCATCCGCGCCGACGACGTGCAAAACCTGCGTGCTTTTGGCACGACCCAAGCCGCGACCGTCATGGACAAAGTGAATGAAAAACTCGCCGGCGGCAAATTCGACCTTGAATACACCCGCGAACACCTCATGCTCGGCGCGTTGCAAGGCAAGATTTTGGATGCGGACGGCAGCGTGATTTTGGACATCAACACCGATTTCGGCGTTACACGCAAAACGCAAAACATCGAATTGTCCAAAGACACGACCAAAGTCGGCTCGGTATTGGACAAGCTCTTGTCCGAGCAACGCCAAAAATTCGCCGGTGCGCAAGTGCGCGGCTGGGTGGTGTATTGCGGCATCGATTTCCTGAACGCGCTCAAAGAGCATAAATCCATCTTCGAAGTGTACAAACGCTACGACGAGGCACGCGCCTACCGCGAAGGCGATACGCTCAATCCGACAGAATTTGTTCACAAAGGCATCCGCTTTATCGAGTATGCCAACCATTTCGGCAGCGACGCCGACATTGCGGCAGACAAAGCGATTCTGCTGCCGGTCGGCCGCAATCTCTACAAAGAGTATTTCGCACCTGCCGACATGGCCTCAACAGTAAACACTCGCGCCCTGCCGTATTACGCCAGCCGCGAGAAATTGCAGCACGACAAAGGCTGGAGCCTGCACATGCAGTCCAACCCGCTGCCGATTGCGCTGCGTCCCGAGTTGTTGGCAACGCTGACCATGTCTTAAACGGATTTCAGACGACCTTTAGGGCAAGTTTAAAGGTCGTCTGAAAACGGAGGACGGCATGATTACCATCCAAGACATGATGACCCGCTTCGGCGAGCAGGAAATGGCGGAGCGGTCGAACCATGAAAATTACGAAACGATAGACGAAGCGGTGATGGCGGCGGCAATCGCTGATGCGGAAGAAGAAGCGGCAAGCTACCTTCGGGCGGCGAAACTGTTTTTTACCAACGACACCGCGCCGCAGGTTTTGAAAATCAAAGTCTGCGACATCGCCCGCTACTACCTCTACGACGACGCGGTAACAGGCATTGTGGAGGAGCGTTATCAGTCGGCAATCGCTTGGCTCAAAATGGTCGTCAAAAATCCCAATATGCTGGACGAGACCCGCGTATCGGATGACCGCAGACCGTCAACCTGTGCCGTTTATGTCAATGCCGAACCCGATCTTCGCGAATGGCTGAAGGAGTAGGCAATGCGGATTACGGTATCACACAATTTATCGCGTATCGCCCAAAGTCTGAACCGCCTGTCGGGCAAGTTGACAGGCAGCCTTGAAGAGCCTTTGCGCGCCATCGGCGGCATCCTTGAATCTTCGACCCGCCGCCGTATCGCCGAAACCAAAACCGCGCCTGACGGCAAACGCTGGCAGGATGTCAGCCCCGCTACGGCAGAAGCCAAAAACGGACGCGGCGGGATTTTGGTGGATTACGGCAACCTCTTGGCAAGCATTACGCACGAGGCATCGGCAAAAAGCGTGATTACCGGCTCGGTAATGGGCTACTCGGTTTATGCGCAGGAAGGCACAAAAAACATGCCTGCCCGCCCGTTTTTGGGCTTGTCTTCGCAAGATTATCAGGACATTGACGATTTAATGTCCGATTGGCTGGAAGGATTGATTGTCTGATATGGCTTTGAAACAGCATGAAAACTTATTGGCGGTCTATCCCGAAATCCTAGGCCGTCTGAAAACCGTCAAAGGCATCAAGGCAGTCAAGGAGATCGGCGAACTTGCCGAGCTGCTCGCCCAAAGCGCGGCGAAACGCAAAGCAGCCCCGTTGGACGGCGCGGTCTATGTCGTTTACGGAGGTTCGACCTTTGCCGATGAGGCGAAGAACGGCAAATACCTGAAATCGACGCTGCACTTTACCTTTGTTTTGGCGCGAAGTTATACCGCCAACGGCAAATCCACGCTGTACGAGGTCGGCGAGACCTTGACGGCAATCCAGCGTGCGTTTTCTGGCTGGGATGCGGGCGACGAATATGCCGTTACCCCTTTCCGCCGCATCGCCTCGCCATCCATCGAGTATAACGACGGCTTTGCTTTTTACCCTATTTCATTCGCCTGCGACACCGTGCAGGCGGCAAACTAAAGGAGCTGCCACATGGCAAAACAAAACGACCACGGCTTAATCTTTGAGGGTGACGTTAAAGTACGCAACCTCAATCAGAAAGGCTCGGGCTTTATCGACATCGGCAATACCACCGCCCTGACCACGCAGACCAGCGTGGAAACCAAAGAGCGCGTGTCCAAGCAAAAAGGCACTTACGGCAGCGCACTCGACAGCCTGAAAACCGTCAAACCCACCGAAATCGGTCTGAAACTCGATACCTTCGACAAAGACAACCTCGCGCTTGCCCTGATGGGCGAAGCCGCCGTCATCGCGGATACGGCGCAGACCGTTACCGACGAGACCGTAACCATCGGCAAAAAAGGCATGGCGTACAAGCTGGCAAACGGCAACATCGACCCGGCTACCGTCAAAGTCAAAAACAAGTCCAAAGCTGCCGTTGACGCGGTGCATATCGACATCAACGCCACCTTGGGCATGATTACCATCCTGCCTACTGCCGACACCGTCAACGACGGCGAAGACATTACCGTCGAATACAAAACCCGTGCATCGGGCGGCTACAAAGTATCCGCGGCCACCTTGTCCCGCTTGGACTTGGAAATCTATGTCGACGGCCGCAACCGCGTTACCGGCGAGGCGGGCATCCTGCACATCCCCCATGCCGTATTGGCTGCGGACGGCAGTATCGACTGGTTCGGCGACGACTTCAACGAAGCCGAATTCAAAGGCACGGCGGTATTGGCTTCGGGCGAGACCTCGACCTATTCCTTCACGTCGTACAACAACTAAAGATTCGGGCGGCTTATGCGGATTGGCGGGTTCGCCGGTCGGGTCGTCCGATAAACGGCAAAAAGGTCGTCTGAAACGGGCTTCTGCGTGTAGGCGCAGCGGCGTGGAGTTTCAGACGACCTTTTTTTAAACGGGTTTTAAAACAGATTAGAACCGATACAGGGCTGATTTAATCAGGTATCAGCTGACGGCCATAAAGGCAAAAAATTCCGGCAGTTTCATATCGCGGATGTGCGCCAACATATCGAAACCGAGATACAGGGCGATAAATGCCGAGAATGCGCCGACGGCGAAAAGTATGGTTAGAGCGAGGGTTTTCATGATTTTCGAACCATTCGTGTAGAAAGTGTGGATAAGTCGCACGGGAAAAATGGAGGTAGCTTTGGGAGTTTGTAATGTTCGGAAAATAGAACAAGCATTTTTTCATCAATCAAGTCTAACTGCGAAACATATGTTTCCCAGCTAAGGTTTCGCGTCAATTTGACTTTGGCTTCTGCTGCAATTCTAAGGTTTGATGCCCGCAAAGAAGCAGCCTGTAAAAGGATTCGGTACTTGTTTCTAGGATTTGGTGTTTCAAATTTTCTCCACCCTTCCTTGCGGGCGATTTCTTGGCATTTTTCCAATTTCTTCCATGTGAAATTTTCGTTATTCCGAAGCGTGCAGATATGGTCTGCTGCAGTTTGGGGAGTGGGAAAGGTGCATAGTGCGTCATAAATTTGGTCGACATCAAACAGTGCGGACAATCTGTTTTCTGAAAGAATCTGACGGATTGCCTGTTTGTAGTAGGGTTGCAAATGTTTCATATGCTGACTGTAAGTAAGATTATTTATTTTAAATAGCAAAGGTATCAAAATAATGGCGAATATTCAAGCAGGTTTAGAGATTAAGGCGGGCGTGTCCGGCGTTGAAAACATCGACGCGCTGGCGCAGTCCATCGAGGCGGCGGGCATCGATACGGGCAAGCTGACCACCGAAGCGAAAGAGCTGGGCGCAACGCTGGCCAAAGCACAAGCGCAACAGGCGGCAATTGCAGAATATAAGGCGTTGTCGGCGGAATTGGACAATACCGCTAAAGAAATGCGTGCACTGGACGAGCTGACCGCGACGTTGGAGAAATCCATGCGCGGTGGCGGTACGCAGCAACAGCAGGCCGATTTGGCGAAACTTCGCGCCGAATCCGAGCGGCTGGCAAAAAGCGAAACCGAGCTGACGGGCAAGCTGTATGCCGCCCGCGACGCGATGTCGGTGTCGGGCGTGTCCGTCAAAAATCTTGCCGCCGAAGAGGCGCGCCTGTCGTCCGAATCCGCCGCCGCAACGGCGCAGCTCGACCGCCTGACCGCCGAAGCACAAACCCTAAAGGCGATCGCCGATGCCAAAATCCAGCTCGGCATCGATACCGACGACAAGGCACGGCAGGAAATCCAAAAGACCAAAGACGCCTACGAATTGCTTAAAAACAGCGGCACACTCTCGCATGAAGAATTAGCCCGGGCGGCGCAGTTGCAGGAAGGCAAGGTGCGCGAACTTGAAGCCAGCCTGAAAGGCGTGAAGCCGTCTATTGCCGAGGTTGCTTCGGAGATTCAGGGCTTGGTCGGCGGTGCGGGCGGCTTGGCGTTTGCCACCCGCGAGGCAATGAAGTTTGAAACCGCGATGGCGGGCGTGCGAAAAGTCGCCGACGGCACGGACGAGCAATACGCCAAGCTTTCAGACGAGCTGAAGAAAATGGGCGCGGAATTGGGCATTTCCGCCGCCGAAATGGCAGAGCTTGCCGCAGCGGGCGGGCAGCTTGGCATCCCGATTGAGAAATTGTCGGAATTTACCGCCATCGCGTCCAAAATGTCGGTTGCCTTCGGCATGACCGCTGAAGAAGCGGGTAATGCCGCTGCAACGATTGCCAACGTGTTCCAAATCCCAATCGGCGAAGTGGAAAAACTCGGCGACGCCATCAACGTTTTGGGCAACAATACCGCTGCGCGTGAAAAAGACATTGTCGCCGCGATGGCGCGTATCGGTGGTACGGCGAAACAGTTCGGGCTTGCCGCCGATGAAGCCGCCGCGCTTGCCGACGCATTTATCGCATTGGGCAAACCGCCCGAAGTGGCGGCTACCGCCATCAATGCGCTGTTGCAAAAACTGCAAACCGCACAAAGCCAGGGCAAAGGTTTCCAAGATGCGCTGCAATCCATCGGAACGTCCGCCGACGAGATGGCGGCAAACATCGCTGCGAACCCGCAACAGGCTCTGACCGAGTTCCTGCATAAACTCGAAGGCTTGGACAAACAAAGCCGCGCCCTGACGCTCTCGCAACTCTTCGGCACGGAATACAGCGACGACATTGCCCTCTTGGTCGGCTCGCTCGGCGAATACGAAAAGGCTTTGGGCTTGGTCGCCGACAAGGGACAAGTCGTTGGCGCGATGCAAAAAGAAGTGGCAAACGCTATGTCCACCAGCGAGGCGCAGATTGCCAAAGCCAAGCAAGAAATCGTCAACGTTGCCATAGAAGTCGGCGAAAAGCTGCTGCCTTTGGTGTCTTTGTTGGCGAGTACGGTGGGCGGCGTTGCCGGTGCAGTCGACGCGATTACGGAAGAATTTCCAGCATTAACACAACTTGCCGCGTTGTTTGCTGCGGGAACCGTTGCCGTCAAGGCTTATGAAGCGGCTGTCCGCCTGACGGGCGGCGCGGTATCGGCATCGTTTGCGACCCAGCGCGTCAGCATTGATGCAACCAAGGCATCCATCCTGACGACCACTGCCGCTGCCCGAGAGCTTGGTGTCGCGCTCAAATCTGCTGCTGCAGGCAACGGCTTCGGCAACGGAGCGGCTGCTGCGGGGGTGTTGGCGCAAAACCTAAAGACGGCCGCATCCAATGCCGGTCTTCTGTTTGCGGCGTTTGAAGTGGGACGCGGTGTGGGCAGTTGGCTGCGTGAAAACACCGATTGGGCAAAACTTTTCGGAGACAACCTTGCCCGTATCCCTGCCATTATAGATAGCCTGTTTACTACGGGCGGGCTGGACAAATACCGCGAACATTTCAAAACCGAAGCCCAAATCAAGCGTGAGTTGGCCGAAGCAGATAAAAAGGCGCAAGAAGCCGCTGAAAAAGCCGCTGCCGCCAAAGCTAAAGCCGCCGAAGAGGAAGCCGCCGCCGTCAAAGCCCTGCAAGCCGAATATCGTGCTTCCGCCGCCGAACAGGCTGCGTTGGAGCGCAGTATGGCCGCTTTGCGTGCCGACGGGCGCGAAACTGGCGATTTTTACAGCGAGTTGGCGGTCAAGCTGGAAAACGTGCGCGATAAAACCGCCGAACTGAAAGCCGAGCTGGATAAGAAAAACATCAAAATCAGCGCGGACACGGGCGAACTTGCCGAGGCGCAGAAAGCCCTCGAATCTTTGGGACTGACGGCGGAAGAAGTAACCACCGGCATGAGCAAAAAGGCGGCGGAAGGTATTGCCAACTTTTCCACCGCCGCCGCCAAGTTCGGCAACGATGCCGACCAGATGTCCCGTGTATTTCAGGCGGCATTAAAGCAGATGGACAGCCCCGAAGCGGTCGAAAAACTAAAAGCCGCCTTGGAAGACGCAGGCAAACAAGCGGGGATGACTGCCGAGGAGATCAAAAAAATCGGCGATGCCGCGCCCGTCGCATCCGACAAGGTTGCCGACGCCTTTGCCAAAATCGGCGTGGACAGCAAGGCCGTGATGACGGGTATCAGCAGCGACGCACGTCAGGCGTTTGCCGACTTTAAGGACGCGTCCGAACAGGCGGCGGCTGCCGGTCAGAAAGATGCCAAGCTGATGCAGGCGGCGTTTGAGCAGATGATGGGCAAACTCAAAAGCAAGGAGGAATTTGCCGAGTTCCAAAGCCAGCTCAAAGCCAGCGGCGACGCGGCACTGTTGACGCAGGAGCAGCTTGCCCGTTTGGGCGATGCGGCGTCAGGTGGTGCGGAAAAAGCCAAAGCCGCCTATCAAGGGCTGAACAATACGGCCGCACAGGCGGGCGAGGCTGCCAAAAACGCCCACGACAAAGGCGCGCAGGCGGCGGAAGGTCATGCCCAGTCTGTCGGCAAGGTGGTCAAGGCGAACGACGAAGCGGCGGCCAGCGCGGAAAAGGCGGCGGCAGCGACCGAAAAAGCCGCCAAAGCCGTTACCGACTACGGCTACCGGCTCAGTCAGACGGGCGGCTACGTCAAATTCAACAACGAGCAGCTCGAATTGATGAACCAAAAATTCAGGGGCGTCAAAATCGGCATGGAGGCGACGCTGCAAATCGGGCGGATGAAGGACTACACCCAGCAGATTTACCTTGCCAACTCCGCCATGCAGCGGTTGAGCGACGCAACGGCGCAGGGTGCGTTGACGCAGGGCGTGTTGAACGATGCCGCCAGTGCGGCCGCTCGCGCCGCCGACAAGCTGGGCAACACCGAGCTGACCAAGTTTCGTAATGCCATTGCCGACGCGCAACGCCGTCTGAACGCGCTGCGTCAAGAGGCAAGCGACGCGACGCGCGCCCTTGAAGCCGAACTCGCCGAACTCAACGGCAACGCCGAAGCGGGCTACGCTTTGCAGCAGGAGAAAAAGCTGCGCGAATTGAATCAGAAGCTGGCAAACGCCAAGCAACTGGGACAGGGCGACATCGCCCGCGAATACCAGCGTCAAATCGAGTTGCAGCAGCAGATTTACGACCGCCAACGCAACAAGCGCGCCGAATCTGCCGCGCAGGAACGCGCCCGCAGCCAAAACACGGCAGGCGGCAGCAATAATGTGGCGCGTCAGTTGCAGCAAATCGGCAATCCGCAGGTCAACGTCAATACTGACGAGCTTAACCGCCTGTTGGCGCAACGCGACGAGGCAGTCGCCAACAGAGCAGTCGGCAGCCTGATGACGCAACTGGAAAACTCGTTCAAGCGGACGAGTTAATTCAAGTGGCAGATACAAACCCGACTGCAACCATGCCAAGCCCCGATTTTCGGGGCTTTTGCTTTAATGGGGTTTTATATTTAGGCAAAGGTTGTCTGAAATGGCCGATTGGATTTTAAAGCGCAAGGACACCGGCGCAAGCGTCCGCCTGCCGCAGGATATGCGTTGGGAAGATGAATTTAGTTGGAACAAGGTGGCGCAGGCCGCGCCGCAGCGTACCTTGTCGGGCGGTTTGGTCATTCAACAAGGCATCAAGGCAAACGGCCGCCCGATTACGCTGTCGGGCGATTGGGTATGGCTGGACTTGGGGTCTTTGCGGACTTTACGCGATTGGACGGACGTCCCCGAATTGGAAATGACGCTGACGCATTACGACGGGCGCGAATTTAATGTCGTTTGGCGCACGCATGACGCGGCTTTGGGCAGCGTCGAGCCGGTGCGGTACTCGACGCCCGAGGCGGACAGCGAACGATACACCGCAAAACTTTGCCTGATGACGTTTTAAGGTCGTCTGAAAGCAGGTTTAAACAGGATTTAAAAAGGTTTCAAACATGGAAAAAACAACGCGCCTGACGCAACAGGATTTGCAGATTTACCCCAGCCAGCGCATGACCGATACGCCTGACGGCGGCGGTTTGATGGTGGGGCAGCCGCTGACGGGCGAAGATAACGAGATATTCCCGCCCGTCTCGGACGTTGACCGCACGATGGGCAGCCTGGACGCGCGCCTGCTCTACCCAGCCGTCCTGCGTAACGACTCCGAGCCGCTTTACGGCGGACATTTTGTCATTACCGAGCCGCCGACCTCTGAAAACGTGTCTTTTTTGGCGTTTAAAGCGCGCAACTACGGCGAGAGCCGCGCAGACATTATGCCGCGCATTGAAGCGTATTCCGTGCCGACTGTTGAAAGCCGTATGACGCTGATGGGGCGGCATTTGGCGGGCGTGCGCCTTGTGCAGGCATATCAGCGCGAAGAAGCTCCGTTACCTAAAGTGGGCGAGCGGTACTGTCTGCAACACGAAGACAAAACCAATGCCAAGACCGAGCGGATTACCGAATATTTCCGCATCGCCAATCTGACGCACGAAATGCGGACGTTTGAAATTCCCCTGCCGAGCGGGCAGACTAAAGAAATCCGCCGCCGTGTCGTCAAGATGGAAACCACCAACCCACTGACACGCGATTTTGATGGCGTCGATTACCCGGTCGAAGGGTATGCAGGCAACAAGGTCAAGATTTTGGAGACGCAGGTCGCTGATTCGGCGAGTTACTACGGCGTGAAGCCCGTTTCAGACGACCTCAAGGCGGGTGATGCGTCGTTGACGGTTGCCAGTATCTACGAAAAGCTGGTTCCTACTTCGACGGTGGAGACGCCGTATGCCGACCAATATCCCGTCGCGGGCGATATGTGGGTGGCTGCCGCGCCTGAAAAGCGGGTGTTTCAGGGCTATGTTTCAGGCGGTACCTTGACGATGCCCCATTCGCTTTTGCCGGGCAGCATCAAAATCGGCAACTACAAAGACAATGCGCAGGGGCAGTTGGTCTCCGGCGACGATATCATCCAAGCCGACTATGAAAAAGGCCGTCTGAGCGGCATCCCGAGCGGGACTTATACCGTTTCCGCCATCCCCGCCGCCAAATCGTCGGCAGCGCGGTTTGCCTTCGCCGTTGAAATCAAAGAGACCAACCAAGGCACGGCGTTTGCGCCGCTGCTGACACCCGCCCCCGCTGCGGGCAGCCTGAAAGTGTCGTTTATGGCGTTGGGCGTTTGGTATCTGCTCGCCGATTCGGGCGACGGCGTGTTGCGCGATGAGGCAGGCAAAGCGGTAGGCACAGTGTCGTCAACCACCGGCTCTGTCGTGCTTAATCTGCCCGTATTGCCCGATGTCGGCAGCCGCCTTGTGTTCCAATGGGGCGGGATTTCGGGATTCGCGTCATCCGACGGCGGTAAGACGGGGACGGCAGCGGCGCCGAAACCTGCCGAAAGCAAATGCACTTACGGTTTAGGTCATCCCATCAAACCGGGTACGTTGGTATTGACTTGGGAGGATAACGGTACCAAAACCGCCCGCGATGACGGCAACGGCAGCCTGACGGGCGATATGCAGGGGTCGGTGGATTACCTCAACGGCGTGATTTCGACCGCCCGCTACATCAACAGCAACTCGGTCGAGTACACCTGCGCAGAGACGCGCCGAATCAGCGCAAGCGTAGTCGGCGGCGCAGGCTACGGCATGACGGCTGAGGATAAAGGGGTGCATTGGGAGCTGGTATTCAAGGACGCTACGCCTAATCAGTCGGTCTTCAGATTGGATGTCAAAGGGCAGGTGTCCGAAGAGACAGAGTACACAGTGCCGAATTGGTATGGCGCAGCGGTTAGATAGGAGATGAAAATGGCGATTTCTGCCGGAAAAGAAATTAAATCAGGTACGGCGCGCATCAGTTTGCTCGCAGTCAAAGGCGGCTGGAAAGTAGGTAAAAACGCCGTACAGGGTATCCGTTGGGACGGCGGCAAGTTGATTGTGTCAAAATCCGCATTAAGAGTGGAGGCGTTGGCTTGGGCGACCAAGTCTTATTCGACCTTGGGCGTCGCATGGCGCGCGCAAGATGCTACCGCCAAGAAAACCGTCGATATGTCCTTTAGCGACTGGAATGCAGAGTTTTTATCCGCCGACTCGTCCCATGCCAAACCCCGAAGCGGGCGTCTGGCAGGCGGGCTGACATTTAATGTTTTGATTGACTTCGATCAGAGTAGCACCTGTGTTTACAACTCATGGTCTTTTTCAGACGGTACGACCGAAATCGTCGAATACGGCGGAACGCTTTATAAAAACTGGGATGCAGCCAAAGGCAGCGGCGAAAATATCGGCACATTGTCCGCATCGGGTGAGGTGTCCATCAACGACCCTGCCATCAAATTCCAAAGCCTCAAGGTTACGGGCGGGGTTATCCGTCTGCCGCAGGTTAAGATTTTTTCTTATGCCGGGCGCACACCCGCCGCGCCGGTCAAGCCCGAAAGCTTTACCGTTTATGCCAACAACGGCGACATCGTCGGCCGCAGCAATGCCGAAGGCAATATCGAAGGCGGCATCACGGGGAAAATAGACTACGAAACAGGTTTCTACGAAATTACCCGCACCGCAGGTTTTTATCCCGAAGAGCTGCGATACAACGCCGTAACCCAAGACAATCTGCCCTTGGATTCTTCAATTATCGGCATCGATGCCGTGCGCCTGCCTGCCGACGGTCGCGTCCCCGTGTTCCGCAAGGGCGATATGGTCGTAATTTCCAACCGGCTCAAGCAGGATTTGGGCAGCGCGTTTACCGCCGCCCAGAAAATCACGCTAAACCGACAAAACCTCGACCGCCTCTGCTTGGTCGACAGCAAGGGCAAACACGTCCTTGCCGAAAAATACACGGCAGACTTAAAGGCGGGCAGTATTACCTTTGGAGAGCCGTTGGACTTGTCGCAATACACTCTGCCGCTGACCGCCGTTTGCGCTTGGGAAGAAGAAAACCGCATTACAGGCGTCGATATTTCGGGTCGTCTGAAACTGCAATTTGCCATTTCGCGCGCCTACCCCAAAGCAGGGACTTACGTTTCATCCGCCCTGATCGGCGGCGATTTGCTGGTACGCGCGACCGAGCCTTTCTCGCAACAGGCATGGGACAACGTTTGGGCGGATTCGCGCCGCGGCGATCCGATTTTGGCAAAGGCCAATGTCAAGGATTACCCGATCAAACTCGCCAGCAACGGCGCGATTACCGAGCGTTGGCTGATTAAATTTGCCACTGCCAACCAATTCGAGCTTTATGGCGAGCAGCTCGGCTTGGTGGCAAAAAGCGATACCCTGACCGACCTCGCACCCGCCAATCCTGCTACGGGCAAACCGTACTTTACGATTAAATCGACAGCGTTCGGCGGCGGCTGGTCGACTCAAAACTGCATCCGTTTCAACACCTACGGGACGCCTCTGCCCGTTTGGATTCTCCGAAGCGTCCAGCCCTCGCCCGATAGGCAGGAAGGGCGCGACGGTTTTACCGCCTGCCTGCGCGGGAATACGGTGGCTGAGTAGGAGGCGGATAAGCAAAAGGTCGTCTGAAACTTGGAATCATGGTTTCAGACGACCTTTTATTACCGCTTGTTTATTTTTAATGCCGTTTAATTTAGAATATCAACGTCATTAACCAATAAGACAAAAGGGAAACTATGAATCTTATTACTATTGTTGTTATCGCAACCAGTATTTGGGTATTGATTGATGCCCAAACGATAGGCATTAAAAAGGGGCAGATTCAAGGGATGGGTAATATGGGGCCGATTAGCTGGTTTCTTGCCTGTTTGTTGATTTGGATTGTCGCCTTCCCGTTTTATTTAGCCAAACGCGGCGAGTTTAAGCGTATTAATGGTAAATAAGATACCCGACTGCAACCATGCCAAGCCCCGATTTTCGGGGCTTTTGCTTTAATGGGGTTTTATATTTGGGCAAAAGGTCGTCTGAAATGTCAAATACGGAAAGAGTACCAGTAAAAGTTTATCGTTGGGATGACGTAGGTGCGCCGCAGGTCGAGGCCGCCGCCGGTAGTTTAAAGACAATTTTAAAAGCTTGTTTAGTAAGCGGCTACGGCGAGGATGAGAACCGAAAAGAAGGGCTTGGCTGGGAAATGGCATTTGAGAAAACACAAGAGGCTTGCTTTCGCAGTACGCACCCTAAAGCTACCCAATGGTGGTTGGGCGTCGATGATTCAATTTATGATAAGAGTAGTGATCTTTATGCTGTATTTACTGGGATCCTAGAGCCAACCTCGGCGAAAAGTGGCAGGTTTGTACAACATGCTTATCATAGACGTGGGGACGCGAGCGAATTTAATTACATCCCGAAATATGGACGAGACAATAATTTGCGTTGGATCCTTGTTGGCAATCCTCGCGGCTTTATTTTAACTTTGCTTAATCCTGGCCGGGAGACGTGGTGCCCATATATTTATTTTGGAGATTTTACAACTTTTGCCGTGGCCGATGCTCATCATGCCATGTTGATGATTGGGACTAGCTTGGGCGAGCGATATTTCAGGAGGAGCGAAGTATATTCGGTCGCTACCGCAATGCGAAGTTATAAAGGGTTGGATGCTTATTACTATGAATTAAATTCCGCCCTCCCTGACATGGGCGAATACCCGAACCCTATAACAAACGGGTTTACGGGATCTGAACTTTATATTATGGAGACTATTAATGATAAGAAAGTGGCGCGTGGTGTGGTGCCTGGCATAATGAAAACAAGTGAGAGAATGCCGGGTGAGGATGTGGTGCCGTTTGGTACTATTTATGACAATTTAGATGATAGTGGGGATAAGTGGATGTATATTAAGTCTTTTGAGTATAACGCGGGTATGTTAATTAATCTGACAGCTTGGCAGGTTTAGTCATGTCAAATCAGATCATTAGGCGCAAGGTGATACGTTCTGCTCATTGGCAATACGGCGGTCGCGGCTACATCGCCGGCGAAGCCGAGGGTATCGTTACCGTCAACGGTCAACCCGCATCACGACGTATTTATCTATTTGCCCGACCTCGAATGGAGTGCATTGCCGATACGTGGAGTAAAAACGACGGCAGCTACCGATTCGACCGCCTTAAGGAGGATGAGGAGTATCTGATGGTGGCGACGGATTATAAAAAGCAATACGAGCCGGTCTCCTATGATTTCATCAAGCCCCACGTCGATACTGACGGCGGATAAGGTCGTCTGAAATGTCTGACGATAAATCCAAAACCTATGCCGATTCCGCGCGGATTCCGCTGCCTTTCGGGGCGTTGATTGCACAGCGTAAACCGTCAAACCGGCTGGCAATCCCGTTTACCCGACTGCTGCGCCATATTGCGGCAGGCGGTGCGGTTGCGCCGAGTGAGCCGCCTAAGCCCAAGCCGCCCGAACCTTACACGCCGCCGGCAGGCTATGCCGCCGTATCGGGGGAATGGGGGTTTGTTTTACATGCGGCGGGAATGGGGTCGGCTTGTTTGTCCGGGGGTTTCGCGGGCGGTAG